TCAAGTGCATTGTTGATGTACTTGATGATCTTTTCATAACGAGACATAGTTTTCAGTCGGCAGGATCTACCCAGGGGGCTCTTATACGCATTTCTCCTCCAAGAGGAGTATCTCCTTCCTTCTCTTCCGAGAAGATAGGAATAACTGGGGGAGGAGGATTAAGTTTATCCTCTTCCTTCCAGTAGTCTTCGATTGCCTTATCTACATCTCTCTCAATTCTTCTCTCTAGGAGGTGGGAATAGGAAAGCACAAGCTCGTTGATGTCTTCAATCTTGAATTCACGCCCGATCTCATCGATAAGGTCCCACAAAGTCTCTTGGCTAACCTTGAAACGTTTGTGAAGGAAGTCTACCAGAAAACCGAGAAAAAATCCAATCAACATGAGTCGAACAGGACTTTTTTTCTTCTTTCCAAAATGGAACTTGAAGTGGAAGTCTGGTAGCTTCATAGGTTACCTGAAGTTAATTTTATTTATTAGACAGGAACCTCAACAAGTTTTAGCCTTGTTGCGTAATTGTGTGCATATGCAGTTCTATTGCCATGCACACCCCATCCTAACCAATAATAAGCTTTGTCCATGTAATAGCCGATACTGTTACCTTCAGTCTTCATGTATTTCTCAACGTATTTCCACTCGCGTTCAGTGAAAATGTAAGAAATCTGTGCGTCATGGCTGGAGGGACTGACTCCCAAGCTCCAAGCATGGTCACCAAGACCGCGATAACGACCGGCAGTGGTCCACTGAATAAGCCCATAACCGCCGGCATGGCAGTGCTGGTACTGTACACGGTGTCCACCTTCACAAATATTAGGATGGAATTTAGACTCCTGCTTGACGTTACCAAGGATGGTAGCGATAGCATTTTTGTCTGTAATGCCTCTCTCTTGGAGGGCTTCAACCAACCAGAGCTCTACATTAGAGCCTCCAATCAATGTCCATTTTTCAATGGTTTCTGGCTTCGGGGGAGCCTGGAGCTCAGCAGTGGGAGGTGCAACTGGGTCGGGTAAAGGGAAAGCGGAGGTAACTCCATGACCCAGTGCGACGATCGCACCAGTGAGCAGAAGGTAATTGCGAAGTTTCAAAACGAATCAATAATAGGGAACAAGGGTGGTCTCACACACCTTCCGCAAAGTTGCGGAATCCCCTAAATAATAACATGGGATTTCCCATGGGTCCCATTTCTGTGCCAGTTTAGGAACTGTCCTATGGAAAGAAGATACCAGTATATGAATGACATTGATAGCTGTAACTATCACCTGTCAGAAATGATTCTAAAGAATTGGGAGAAAGAGGCTAGACAGATTCAACACGTTCAAACTCAAAGTACGCATCGTCCTCAAGTCCCCAAATGAGACGACCTGTTTTGATATCAATTCCCTTATCCATCACATGATAGTGATTGCTACCTAAGTATGCTTTGTTAGTGCAAAAAATATCTTCACTTAATTTTTGATCAGTACTGGCAACAAAACAACCATTTTCCAATCTAAACACAATATCCATCTCGGGATTCTTCACAACGATGTGACCATCCTCGTGGTGGATTTTTACTTTGAAGGAGCGATAAGGTTGCTTCTTCTTTTCGTATCTGTAGGTGCAGTGGAATTCATTTTCACTTAGGCGCCTATGCTCAACATGAACATAGGCAGCCGATCGGGGGCAGCGGTATGCCTGATTACGGTTACTCCACTTGCCCTCGAACCAATCACAAAAAAGTTTAGTCATTTAACTTACCCAAAGATCACCTTCCGCGATGCGGCGTCTACGTAGACCTTCTTCCACAGCTGTGCCGGGGTTGCGGTATAGGTAGAGAGCATCGGGCACCTTGTCCCACTCCTTGAGCTTGAGAACTCGGGTGATGGTCTGGAAGTTGTCACCACCGTAGAAGTAAGCACCTAGGTTATATGCAAAGCTTAGCAAAGCTCCGTGCTGATTGTCGTTCATATCATCCCAATATGGGATAGTTTTCTCTAGAACTGAGAGATAGTCGCTACGTAGTTGATGCTCTAGCAGAATATCTGCTTTCTCACGTGAGATCTTGTCTCCCAAGGAGAACAATGAGCCATCAATATCTTTTGTAGAACCCCAGCCAATTGTGATGGGGAGGTTGCCCGATAGAGGATCAGGATAGGCATGGATCATTCCGTCGTCTTTTTGAACATGAAGTCCCTCAAACTGTTTAATAAGTTCGATACCTGCTTTAGGAAGGACTCCAGCATCAGACTTCTTTTCTTCTACCTTCGCATCGAAGATACGCCCCCAGCCACTGTCAGGACCGTCTACAGTCCACCTTGCTTTCAGTACGCTGGGTTCATACACAACAGACTTACCGTTGTATACAGAGCTCGTATAGCCGTCGTAGAGGTCCCCATAGGGGTCATGGCAGATATAGTTACCCTTAGCGTCCTTACCAATCACCACGATCATATGACCGCCTGTGGGGTTCTGTAAGGTGCCTCTGTGGAGGATGCCAATAACCACAGGACGCTTAGCCAATAGCTCAGCATCTAGGTCAGCAAAGTCTAGATCATAAAGGAAAGAAGACTTGACGCCATAGTCATTGAGTACAGCAGTCTGTACGCTGTGATCTGTAGTATCACCTATGTTAAAGACCTTACGGATGTACTCATCATCACCCTTAGGACCATTGAGAGTACCGGGACGGAAGTACTCTAGTGCCATAGCACAGGAGGATGAGTTACAAGTACGGTCAGGTTCGGTGTAGTTATCAGTCTGTGGATAGTAAGGAACAGCTAGAACCAATTCAGGATCTTCTGGCTTTGGATCTGGAGCATTCCTATATGTCTTAACCCATGGTGAATCATCAGTCAAGAGGGATGGATCTAGTTCTTCGAGAGCAGCTTCGAGCTGTGAGACTGCTTCACGATGATGCTTTAGATCATCCTTATAGTATTTGAAAAAGTTGTGTAAATCGATTCTCATATGGAACCTCTTTAAGACAGTGTATTTATATTAATCTTCCCAATAATCCTTTTTAAAATAACGATTGAGAATCTGGTTATTGTAGTACAGAGGCTCTCCATTGTCCAACTTCTCAGTCAGTACCTTGTATTTGAAGAGTGCTTCTGTCTCTGCAAAGTTAGTTTTGCCTACTGTTTTATGTAGCGAAATTATCTTTCTTGTGAAGTTTTCAACACCAAACTCTTTTACATCAGCTTTTAGCTGGTCATTAGATCCGTAATACTTTTTCCAGTCACTCTCACTGGTTACTCTACGAGTCTTACCTTTTGGCTTTCTCTTTTGCCAGAAATACTTTCTACCGATGTACTTTTGACCTGTCAGTTGATTCTCAATAAGGTACACGAATCCATAGTGGTCCCCTATTTTCTCAGTAGTAAATGCTCTTCCCTTGTACTTCCAAGGATTGGGGTAATCAACTGCCAACTGTCAAGAGTATATCTATAAGTATCTATAATAGTTCCGATCACCCTCTACAAGGCTGATTTTACACAAAAAAAGAGCCCCTGTCAAGGGGCTCCAGAAGTTATGTGACCGTGATCAGTTGACTACGATTACAGTGTGAGCGGTGTTGAAGGGCTTGGTGTTAGACTTACCAATGTAAACGTTAAAACCGTTAACGTCATGGCTGAGGATCTTAGCTTCCTGACCGATTTGCCTGATGTTAACATCAGCAAGTACGGAGTAGTTCTCGTCAGCCATAGGCTGAGCAAACTCGTAGCGGTAGTTACCAGTGGTTACTAGACCACAGGAAGCGAAACCACGGTTGGCGAGGAAGTTGCCGTTGGCGTCTACGCGAGCGTGAGCATAAGCACCGAAACCAGGAGCACCAGTGGCACCTGTAGCACCACCAGGAGCACCAGCAGGACCTACAGGTCCAGTAGCGCCTACACGGGGTACGTTGATTTGCTGGATGATGGTTTGACCAGGAATACCAGGAGGTCCAACGATAGAAGCACCAGCAGGACCACGAGGACCTTCAGGACCTGGGATACCTGTAGCACCCATCTCTCCTTGGATACCTTGAGCACCAGTGGCGCCTGT